AGCACCTACAGTTTGGTTTGTACCCGGATTACCAGTAACGCTTCCCATACTTACTGCAGGTGTGCCTAATGCTGTTGACATAGCAACACTACCACCAGTTCCAACAGTTCCAGTTACAACTCTTAATGCTCTGTCATCTACACCTGATGTAACCTTTGTCCAATTAGTAGGAGCCGCAGTTTGTTGAAATAACATTTTTGTGCCACTAGCAAATGTTTGTGTATCAACTGTCGCAAAAGATAATGTGCCACTTCCATCTGTTTTTAAAAATTGTCCTGTACTTCCATCACTTGAAGGGTAAGTTAATCCTCCAGAGTTCATACCACCTGCTAAAACATCTGTTACTATTGCACCACTTCCACCACCATCTAATGAAACAAGTTTAGTCGTTCCTGCAGGAATTGTAACTGAAGCTCCACCACCTGAACCTTGTTTAATAAGTATGTTTTGTGAACCACTTGTTCCATTATGAACATATTGAACCCTTTTAATTGTATCGGGACCGATTGTAATGGTACAAGCACTATCTAGTGTTCCAGTATATTTTAAAAATATTGCTCTACCTGCATCTGTAGCACCATCTGCAACTGTAGTGGTATGAGTATCTGCATTTGTTGTTATTGCCTCTGTACCAAATGCTAATGCCTCTCCAATAAGCTCTAAATTTAGATTAGTTGTAGTACCCCATGTTCCACTGGCATCGCCAGTTCCCATTTCGTTAAGTCTTAGATTATTTATATATGAACTCGCCATTTAAAACTCCTAAGCTATTGTGATGATAGCATTTGCACCAGCCGCTGGAAAAACAATTCTAAATGTTCCAGAAGATACTGTAAAATCTCCACCAAAGTTCAATACTGCGATTGCTTTGTCACTTGCAGAACTGTTATATATCAATGCACCTCTGGCAGTAAATGATGCACTTGTCCATGTAGGATCAGCGGCATCAAAATATGCAGTTGTACCACTTGTTGCAACAGTTGTGCTTGTTAATGTTTCACCACCTGTTGTGTAACCATTACCACTAGCTACCTCGTTTGATGTTGTATATGCAGTCGTTGCCGCATCTAAACTTGCAGAACTTGTATAAAGAGCTATCTTTAAAGTATCTGCCGCTAAATCGTGAACCTCATCTAAAATTTCTGCTTTAAATGATGTACACATTGCTTGTGTTATCGCCATTGTTAAATACCTCCTTCGTATTCTGCTTGATAATTACGTTGCATTTCTTGTTGAAACAATGCTATTGCCTCATCAAATTGTGCCTTATACAAGTTTACACTATCCTGAGCTTTAAGAAAAGAGGAACTTTCCAACAAACAAGCAGTCAGCAAAACTTGCTCTGCATTATCTCCTATCCAATTATTGGCATTACTAGAAGACAATCCCGTTTCTAGACCTATAAAGTCTATTTCATATGCTAAAGTAGCACTAGGGGAAGGTGCTACTAAAATTTTTACTCCAGATGTGTTTGCTTCTCTTGTTGCATACATAAATGGAGTTCCTGCAGTACTTGCATTTGGTGTGTAATCTCTAAGATAACTGTCTACCCTATGCTTTAAATATATTACATCACTATTTGCTTGAGTAACTGCAACTTGTCTAATCATTCTAGCACTAGCTACAGAATACTCTTTTGTGCCTATAACAAAGTTTCCTGTAAGTTTTTTTCTGTAGCATGGTAAATTTGGCAGTCTACCAAAGATCATGCTTTCAGCTTGTGTAATTATTGTGGGTATTGATGTATCAAATTCTGTGCTATCATCTTCTAAATAATTTTTAATATTTGTCACTAAAGTTGTATAATTCATTTAATTACCCCATGTTTGAGTGTTCCAACCACCCTCACCATATCCACCATTTATTGTTACAAGTTCGGTGCCTATTGCAAAAGTTCCAGCTACACCAGTCGTAGGTACATCTGAATCTAAGGTTACTGTACCAACTCCACCAGTTCCTGCAACCCCACTTTCTGTTATTTGACTTTCTGAAACATAAGTTCCTATTGCTGTAGTCCCAGCAACACCTGATGGGAACGGGCCGAAAAAGATATCAATAGTTGGCGAACCAACTCCACCAGTTCCTCTAATTTCTTGATCACCACCCCATACACCAATACCCCATGCCTGCTCACCCCAACCATTTGTATTAGTTTCTGGTATTTCACTTTCAGCAACTTCTGTACCTGCATTTGCAGTACCAGTCGCACTTGTTGGATTAACAGTAAGGTTTAGTGTTCCATTGCCTTCTTCTCCAAATGTTCCAATTGCAGAAGTTCCTGCAACTCCAGTAGCAATTACATCAGATTGTGCAACCTCTGATCCCACTGCCATAGTTCCAGCCACACCACTTGAGATTACATCTGACTGTGGTGCAGACGTACCAATTGCTCCAGTGCCAACAGCACCACCATTTGGCAACTCAAATATTCTATCATGTGTAATTGATTCGCTACCAATTCCACCAGTTGCTTGAACAGTACTAACACCAACACCAGCACCTACAGTACCAACAGCACTTGTAGCTCCAACCTCTGTAACAGATACATCTATTTGTTGTTCTACAGAATATGTGCCTATTGCAGTTGTGCCCGCAACTCCACTTGCACCTAATCCTGCACCTACAGTACCTATTGCACCTGTTCCTTGAACTCCAGTTTGCTCTTCTTCTATATTTAATTGTATAGTTCCAACACTTGTTAAAGCATGAATATTTGTGCCTATTTGTGATCTAGCCACTCTTGATAAAAATATATTGCTAGTAAAAGCTAAATTTATAACTACATTTTCTGGATCATTGTCTGGTCGTGGATTTCGTAATGCAGTTGCATCTACTACATTTTTAGCTGGAGTTAATTGTGGGTGCTTTGGATCGTACTCTGAAGGCTCAACTCTTAAATTATCCCAAGTTGTTTTTAGTTGGGTATAGGGTATCTTTGCTCCACTTATGTCGCTTATAGCTTTAGAATTTTTTCCAGAAGCAAAATTAGCCATTATCTTAGGTTAAGCCCTGTAGGTTGTAGCTTTAAAGACACACCATCGTTGTCATTTGATGAAGCGTATTCAAAAGCCTCATTATATAATCCATTTAACAAAGGAAATTTATCGGGTGCAAATTTTACAGATAATTTACTTGCAAGTCCAGCACATATACATTCTGACCATGTGTAAGGTATATCTGCATCTTGATTAGATAGTGTTACATCGTCTAGCTGTGTCATTGCCCAATAATTTAATCTGTAAGTACCAATATCTGGAGTTTGCCATACATATATTTTATAAATATTATTAGAGCCCGTTTGCCTACCTTTATCCAACATATATTGATTTGGTTTTCCAGTGTTCGTTTTGTTTGGTATTTGATTATATTCAGATATTGTAACTCTGTTTAATATAGTATCTGTTCTAGTTGCATCTGCAGTGTTATAAATTACAACATCAAGAAAGTCTAAAATCCCTGCGGGTAAGTTATAAGAACTTGTACCTTGAGCTAAATTCAAAGTATTTTGAGTTACTGCCCAGTAATTTATGCCACGATTTGCCCATTCTGAGAATAATAAGTTAAGGCTACGTCTAGCAGATATGGCTTGATCTCCAGTTCTAGTCTGAATATCAAGTCCACATCGTTCATAAGCCTCTGTTATTATCTCTTCAATATTAGGTCTAAATGCAACTGTATTTGATGTTGCCATAGTTCACTCTAATATTTCTTAGTCATTGTTAAAACAATTTGGTACGAATCGCCACTTCCTGCACCAGTCGTGGTAAAAAATATATCACCAGTTCCATTTGTACCAGTTTGTTTTGTGTTAGGTAAACCACCTACATCTGTATAATCTACCTCACCACTTTGACCCTCATCAAGATTTAGCATAATAATATCTGCATCTGCATCTGCTAAAACTCTTACAGTCATGCCTTTTACAACCCAAGTACACTTTGTAATCTTAACTCCAGTACATGGACTGCCATTGGCATTTGATTGTAATGTTGAAACATCAACCTTTTTTACTGCAGATTCATCTCCAGTATCAACATATTGATATTGAAATGCCATAACGATTTGACGAGTATTTTCAGAAAGAATGGTGCTTGATGTAATATCAGCCATTTATTTCTCCTATTAAGATGCTACGTCATATCCATGAATTGTTATAAGTATTCTACCTGCTGTATAATCAGCATTTGTTGCTGATCCAGATACTAAGTATAGATACTGATCTGCGACTATTGTGCCACCTGCTACTCTAGAACCTGCAGAAAGATCACCACTATTTATGATTTGAGTTTCTGTTAAATCACCAATTGCACTATCTTCTACTCCA